TGACGAAATGAAGACAGATGCGAGAGAGGTGATTGAACGTAGCCTGTTGAGTTGCGCGGCCGATTCCCCGCAGATGGTGGCAGAGATTCAAGCACGGTGCGGCGAATCGCCATTCGTTGGCATTGTTGAGCGTGCGTTGTGGGTGGTTCTGGTGGATCACTCGCACCAGTTCGATGAATTTGATTTCGCTCTTGTGGCAGAGTCGTTCGTTAAGGTTGTTCCTGATGGACTGCCGACACTCGTGGACATTTTCAACGCGTCGTTTGAATCTGCGCACGTGTCGCACTATTGCGACAGGCTACTAGACCATAACGCACAGCACGGTGTGAAATTGCTGGCGCAGGAACTGCAAGCAGACAGCGAACCGGATATTGACGACTATATCCAGCGGCTGGATGACATTAAGCGACCAACGAAAGCTGATGTGATTACAGTTGCGGAAGCGATTCAGCAGCACGAAGAGCGTAAGGCAAACCCGGCAAAGGTGCACGCAACCGGCATCCCGTGGATTGACGGCACGCTAACCGGCGGCGGACTCAAGGACGGGCAACTCATGGTGATTGGCGGGCGTCCCGGTGCTGGCAAGTCCGTGATGATGGCACAGGTTGCAGCCGGAATGAGTTCGGTGGATTCCCCGGTGCTGTTTTTCACGCTGGAAATGCTGGCGGCTGAATTGGTCGGCCGGTATTCCGCGCGAATGAGCCACGAGCAACTAACCGCAACCGGCCTGCTGTTCTGTGATTCAACCAGCGGGCTTGCGTCAATCACAGCGCTGGCACGGCTAGAGCGGCGACGGCGCAACGTGTCTGCAATTGTGGTTGATTATTTGCAGCTTGTGGAGGTTGCAGCACAGCGAGGCCAAAACCGCGAACAGCAGGTTTCGCAGGTGAGCCGCACAATGAAACGGCTAGCGCTGGACTTGGGAATGCCTGTAATAGTCGGCAGCCAATTGGGCAGGCGGGCAGAAGTGAAAGGGGAAACGCCGACATTGAGCGATTTGCGAGAGTCTGGGGCTATCGAGCAGGATGCGGATATCGTTTGTTTGCTGCATTATGATGACGACACGCGAGAGACGCGGGTTGATATTGCGAAGCAGCGCAACGGGCAAAAGGCGGCGACGCAGATGGTGCTGGACGGAGCAAAATTCAGGTTCACGCATGATTGCGCGGGGAGCGTTAAGATATGACACCAGAACAGCGCCAACAGTTAACCATCGCACATGCAGCCGCACAAGCACGCAACCGCGAGGCATTTAGCTTGAACCCAAACCTGCAAATCTGGCTACGGCAAGTGCGGACGGCCGCCGTGATTCGCAGGACGGCACGCAATCTGAAAAGGTGGAAAAATGAATGAGGACGAAACGCGCGACCAGCGGGCAAAGCTGTGCCGTATGCATATCACGCGCGGGCACGCACAGATTGACCAGATAGTGAGCGAGTTGCACGCAATGGCGGGCATCCGTGAGGGCTTTGAAGACGCGGACGCGTGGAAGGCAATGCATGACCGTGCAATTGAGGACTTTGAATCGCAGGTGCCAAACTCGCCAGAATACGCGTGGGCACTTCTGCGGGTGCTGGGCGTCGCAGTATGGACAGTGCGAGTGCTTGAGACGATGGAAGAGGGGGCGGACGGATGACACTGTACCACACAGACAAAAGCACAGAGATCCACAACGGCGACTGCCTAGAGGTGCTGCGGACTCTCCCGGACAGTTCGGTGGATGCGTGCGTAACAGATCCACCCTACGGGCTAGCGTTTATGGGGAAACGTTGGGACTACGATGTTCCATCGTCCGAAGTCTGGCAGGAGGTGCTACGGGTGCTGAAGCCGGGCGGGCATTTGCTGGCATTCGCTGGCACACGGACGCAGCACCGAATGGCGGTGAGGATTGAGGACGCGGGGTTTGAGATCAGGGATATGATCGCGTGGGTTTACGGCAGCGGTTTCCCGAAAAGTTTGGACGTGTCGAAGGCGATTGACTCACAGGACGCAGTTCAGGAGCAACAGGCAAGGCGGTACAGGTTCACGGCGTGGGTGCGGTCCACTGGCGTGACATCGAAGCAGATTGACGACGCTACCGAAACAAACATGGGCGGGCATTACACGACAGCAGCAAGCCAGCCCGCAATAATGACCCGCGAACACCTTGAAGCATGTCGGCATCTGCTGGGCGACGTGCCAGAATGGGTTGAGCGTGAATGTGACATCCGCAGCATCGAAAGCCAAACGCTGAAGAGCCGTGAGGTGGTGGGCGAACAAACCAAAGCGCGCAGCACATCCGGAAAGTCTGCATTGCCCACAATCGGGGGCAGCACACTATACGAAAGCTGGAACATCACAGCCCCCGCAACCGAAGCCGCGAAGCAGTGGGCCGGATGGGGCACTGCATTAAAGCCGAGTTGGGAAAGCGTGACATGGGCGAGAAAGCCGTTGCCACTTGAAACGGAACGGCGTACAATACGCACGAACCTATTTCAAATGGAGGCAAGGTTATGGCTATTGTTGAATGTCAGTGTTGTAAAAAGCAGTTCCGCGTCAAACCAAAGCGAGTTCGCAGAGGCGTTAAATACTGCTCGATGGACTGCAGACGAGTGCATCAGTACACAGGCCGGTTTGTGCGATCAGATGGGTATGTCGCTGTTCGAGTTGGCAGCGAATATCAGCTTGAACACCGTGTCATCATGGAATCGCATATTGGGCGACGTTTGGAATCAAACGAGCACGTCCACCATCGAAACGGCGTCAAGCATGACAACAGACTGGAAAACCTTGAGATACTGTCTGTCGCAGATCACAGTCGAAAACATGCTCCAAGCAAACAGCCTTCCCGGTGGGTTCAATGCAAATGCCTGCAATGCGGGAAGGACTTTCAGCGCCTTGCTTGCGTCATTAGAAGCCACCCTCACACTTTCTGCAATCGGGCCTGCTATGTCGCAGGCAGCGGAAAGTTACCCGGAAAAGGACGTAAGGCCACATCTTGAGCCTGTAATGGTAGCACGCAAGCCACTGTCTGGCACCGTGGCCGAAAACGTGCTGGAGCACGGGACCGGGGCGATTAATGTTGACGGGTGTAGGGTGGGGACGGACGATGTGTGGGCACCCTCAACACGAGGCGCAAGCGAAAGCATCGGGACGTTCAAGACAAAGCAGCGGACCACTGAACAGCACGACGCAGGCCGATTCCCTGCCAACCTGATCCACGACGGCAGCGACGAGGTGGTGGGGCTGTTCCCGGAGGACGGCGAAGCATCCGCATCCCGTTTTTTCTATTGTGCCAAGGCTGACGCTGCAGAAAGACGCAACAGCAAGCACCCAACAGTAAAGCCAGTGGCCCTGATGCGTTATCTAGTTCGGTTGGTCTGTCCTGCTGGCGGTGTGGTGCTTGATCCATTCGCGGGCAGTGGCACAACGATTGAGGCGGCACGGCTGGAGCACTGCCGGGCAATCGGCATCGAACGGGAAGCGGAATACTGCGCGGACATTTTGGAGCGTTTGAGGCAGGGGGTGTTGTTTTGAACCTACCAATCAACCAAATAATCTGCGGTGACAATGTGGAGACGCTGCGGGGCTTTCCGGACGATTGCGTTGACCTGACGGTTACCAGTCCACCCTACGACAATTTGCGCACCTACGGCGGTCACTCATGGGATTTTGAGGGCGTGGCACAGCAGTTGTGGCGAGTGACAAAGCCGGGCGGCGTTGTTGTCTGGGTGGTGAATGATGCGACGGTTGATGGCAGCGAGACGGGGACCAGTTTCCGGCAAGCACTGCGGTTTATGGAAATTGGGTTCCGGCTGCATGATACGATGACCTATGTGAAAAGCGGATTCGCTAAGCCGTTCCCAAATCGTTACCACCAAGCAAGCGAATATATGTTCATCCTGTCAAACGGTGAACCATCGACATTCAATCCTATTTGCGACAAGCCAAACAGTCGGGCAGGTGCCAAAACGTCATCAACAATAAGAGAGGCGAACGGCGATTTGACCTTTCGGGGAGTCAAAACGATCAGCGAATTTGGAAGGCGGCTAAATTGGTGGCTTGTGGATTCAGCACGCAACGACATGGATAACGGAGATCACCCCGCAGCATTCCCCGAAGCCCTAGCCCGCGACCACATCCTCAGTTGGTCCAACGAAGGCGACATCGTCCTTGACCCATTCAGCGGATCGGGCACAACGGCAAAGATGGCAAAGCACAACGGGCGGCAATTCATCGGCATCGAAGTGAATCCGGAATACTGCGAGATTGCGGAAGAACGACTACGGCAGGGGGTATTGTTTTGAACGGAGAACCATACGTTGTCTACAGGCTCGACACTTACGGGCGGCGGCAGTACGTGTTTCGGCAGTTGTCCCCAGTTGATTGCCGTTCGCCGATTTCCTGCAAAGAGATTGCGGCGCAGGGCTGGGTAAACAG